CAGACACCGGGATGATTTGAAGTATGACGAAGAACAGCTAAAACGTGCTAACGAATGGAGAGCTGAGGCTGAACTTGACTATGATTACCGAATGACAAGTTCTTCCAAAAACATTATATCACCCGCACGCTATTTATCATAATACAAATTATAGGACAATAACTAACTAATTAAATATATTAATTATGACTAAGAATGAGATAATCTGTTTATTACGCACTCTGCGACCTTGTCAGATACAAGACATCGCTATTGTTTATCATAATCCTAATAGAGGTTTCCTTTTTATGGACCTTGGTTCTGTTCTAAATGAGTTTGCTCGTTTTCAATTCACCCTATATAGAAATCGCCGTGATATAAAATACGTTTCGGTTACTTATACCGATGCTTTTGACGATGGTGTTTCTTTAAGTAATATCTATTTTGACGAGAAATTTCCCGTGTCTCTATCCTTGTACTCATATCTTAAACGTAAAAATAAATAATTATGGAAAAATCAATTAACTATCTTGTGTCAATCACTACTACGAAAATCCCTAACGCTAAACCGCACTTGGTGCGCTGTCCGGCTAACCAAATCCAAACGCTTATGTTTGAATTTCCAAATTCTATCTTCTTAATTCAAGAGCTTCCGGACTTTGTTTCACACCCAGAGTTATCCGAAAATGAAGGGTCTAAACGTTAAATTTTAAACAATTATAAAATGAAACCAACTGCTAAAAAGAATCTCATCAAATGGCTTACCTATATTCTTACCGCTATTCTCGGTGCTTTAGGTGGCAACCAACTTCCGTTGTAAACATTTTGTTCTTGGATATTAATTAAATTTTGTTATTAATGTTTGAGAGACTGCTCCATACCTGTCTACGCCCTCGAGTTGTCTATAACTCTTTTGGTGACAAAATCGTCACCTCTTGTGGCAAATGCGCCTATTGTGTAAACAAGCGTGGAGCATATTTCTCACGTCTTTGCGAATGTGAATCTAACGATAACGCTTACACCTATTTCGCTACTCTTACATATTCTAAAAACTTCATTCCAAAGGCTTGGCTCGGTTATAATGGCGATAATACTTTCGATATTTTTTCTGTTTGTCGTAGGGATAAGGATAACTACGGCAATGCTCTCGCCCTTGATGTTAAATTTCCCCTTGAAAAGGCTGTCCGGATGTGTAACAAATGCAAACTTGGTGGCATGCACATTTCCTATCCTCTCAAATCTGATTTGCAAAACTTCCTCAAACGTCTTCGAATAATTCTCAAACGTAAATATAACATTGATGAAAAAATCCGTTACTACGCTGTATCAGAATACGGGCCTAAATCTTTCCGTATTCATTTCCACCTCCTCTTTTACTTCAACTCTTCCGAAATCTCCTCGATTATTGGAAAAACTATACGTCAAGCGTGGAAGTTTGGTCGTGTCAATTACTCTAAATCAAGAGGACACGCTAGTAACTACGTTGCGTCTTATATCAATAGCGCTTGCGACTTACCCTCTATATATCAAAATCGCTTCCTTTGTCCGTTCTCCTCGCATTCTAAATACTTCGGTACGTCTTATTACCGCTATATTAAAAAAGAGATATATGCGGATGCCTCTTTCCTTATTAATTCCCACAATCGCTTGCTTGGCTCTAAATCCGTTGAAATCTTTCCAAGCCGGTCGCTTAAACTACTATTTTTCCCCAAATGCAATGGCTTTTCTCGGCTCAATTCTTCGGACGCAATTGGCCTTTATCGCTTGTACTACACCGCCCAAAACGTTGTAGGTTATCAATCCGTGCCGGCTCTCGCTAAGGCACTTCACTCCGCTCTGCTTAATCATTCTATACCTATGTTTGATTGGCTTTATTATTTCTTAGGTCTCAAACCCGTTAAATGTTTCTATCCGCAACAAATTCAGCGTTTAGAATCTCTTCTGTACACCTCTAAGCATTTCATTGAATTCTGCTGTGATGGTTCAGTAGACTATGATACTAATTTAGATAAAGTTCGCTCTATCTATAAATTTTGGTCTGATGTTGCTCTCCGGCAACTTTCTGATTTCTATTCTGCTCAAATCGCTCTCTCGGATGCTTGCACCGATAAATCCTCTTATGTTCGTAACCTCTTGCCTTTTTACCTCGATAATTGGCATAAGATTCTACGCATATCCTACCATGATTTTGTAACTACCTATCTTAATGGCCGTAATACCTACTACTCTGTTCTCCAATTATCTAATATCGCTAAATCTTTCGATGTTTCAGACGTTGAAATACACTTTCGTAAACTAATGCGCAAAATGCATAATGATGCTAACAATATGTTTTATTAACTAAATCTATACTTATGTCTAAATCTCTATTTCAATTTAAAGACTTGAAAAACCACACACATAGAAGTGGTTTTGACCTTTCCAACAAGAATGCTTTTACCGCCAAAGTCGGTGAACTATTGCCGGTCTATTGGAAATTTGTAATCCCCGGCGACAAGTTCACCGCACAAGTTCAACACTTTACCCGTACACAGCCGGTTTCTACCGCTGCTTACACTCGTATTAAAGAGTACTATGATTGGTTCTTTGTGCCTATGCATTTGCTTTGGAAAAACTTTCCTACTGCTATTACTCAAATGAATGACAATCCCGTGTCTGCCGTTTCGCTTAAGCAAAATGCTTCCGTTTCTTCTCAACTTCCATATTTCACTCTCGAGCAACTTTTTGCCCCTTGGGCTGAAGTCGGTTCTGTCGAACAAGGTGCGCCCTCTGTTCTTACCGGTCTTTCCACCGGATACAATCCTACCTCTATAGTCGCTCAAGATAAGTCCCGTGGTAACAACTTCTTCGGCTTCAGCCGTGCGCATCTCTTTGGCAAACTTATGTCTTACCTCGGCTATGGTCGTATCACTGATGATTATATTTCTACTGCTATCAATTTTAAGGAATCGTCCACCGCTCAACAAAAAGGCTGTTATGCCAAAAATTTCGCTGTTTCTCCTTTTCCGCTTCTCGCTTATCAAAAAATCTACCAAGACTTTTTCCGCCGTCCTGAGTGGGAATCTGCTAATCCGTCTGCTTATAATATAGACTACGTTTCTGTCTATAATGGAGATACTTCTCGCCTTAATTTCCTCAAGGCTTCCGGCATTCTTCATGATGCAACTTCTACCTATTTCAATCAGCTTGGTATGTTCGACCTACGCTATTGCAATTGGCAAAAGGATATGATTATGGGACTGCTTCCTAAATCTCAATATGGCGACGTTGCTTCTGTGGTTTCTGATGGTGTTCTCCCTTCTTCTACATCTTCTGTACAAGGTTCTATTTCTCAGTCTGCCCCTGGATTGTATAGTGAAAAAGACAAAGCATTTGTCAACCCGTCCGAAAATGTCACTATTGACGGCTTTCAAGGTAATTTGTTGACTAAAATTGATAACAATCCGCTTAGTTCTGGTTCTAAGCTTTCTTCTCCGCATACTCATTCATTTTCTTTGGCTGCTTCTAATGTTGCGCAAAAGTTTTCCGCTTCGTTCGATATTCTCCAACTTCGTGAAAAACAAGCGCTTCAGCGATGGAAAGAAATATCCTTGCCGGATGGACACGACTATTGCGAACAAATCTATAAGCATTTCGGTGTCCGCCCGTCTAATCACCTTGGGTACCTTTCTACTTACCTTGGTGGCTCGTCCTCAAACATCGATATTAACGAGGAGGTTAACTCTACACTTGACGCTCCGGATGCTCAACCTAATATCAAAGGTAACGGCACGGGTTCTAATAATTCTAAAGAAATTCATTTCGAATCTAAAGGTGAATACGGAATCCTTATGTGCATCTATCATGCCGTGCCACTCCTCGACTATGACTACACCGGTATTGACCAAACCCTTTTGACTACTGATGCTAACGACTATCCTATTCCTGAATTTGATAGTATTGGCATGCAGTCGTTCTCCGGTTCTATGATTAGCAACGACCGCTACACCCTCGAGAATAGAAAATCTGGTGGTCAAATCACGTTACCTACTGATTTCGTAGGCTATGGTTCTCGCTATCTCCCGTGGAAAACTTCTATTGATGTCGTCAATGGTGCTTTCCGTACTACTATGACACATTGGGTCGCTCCTGTCACTCCGGATTATCTTCGAGATATGTTCGTAGGAGAGGACGGACGTTTCCTCTTTAACTATTCGTATCCATTCTTAAAGGTCAATCCTTGGATTCTTAGCGCTAAGTCTATTTTCTTCGTTTCTCCGGATAGTACAGTAGATACCGATTGCTTGCTTATCAATTCATTTTTTGATGTCAAGGCAGTTCGTAATCTCGATTATGATGGAATGCCTTACTAATTGCTAACTTCAAATTCTAATACAATGTCAGATACAAAACGCTTATTCAAAGGGTGTCCCCTTTGCGACCAACAGCAACAGATATTTGCTGAACAATCGCCCGTTCATGAACTTCTTCACACTGAGGTCAAGACAGGTGATGAGACTATCGTCTTCTTACATACTGATGTCTTCTTGCTCTTTAATCAAGATCGTCTCGAGCGCACTCTTGGTGTAGATACTCTTCGCTCTTGGCTCAATGATGTTCGCCCTAACAATTCGCCTAATCTTAGCGCACAATTCAGCGATGAGCAATTGGCATCGTTTATTAAGTCGAAATATGTTCAGTCCCTTTCTGAGGTTTCCGATTGGTATAACTACCTTAGACAAAATACTGCTAATATGCGCTCCTCTCTCGAGCGTTATGTTGCCCAATCTAAAACTAAGGACGACCCTAAAACTAAGGACGACCCTAAAACTAAGGAATAAAAAACTATGAAAAACACCGCGGGGTTTTAGGGGGTGCGTAGCCCCCTATCTCCTCGCTTTTTTTATTAATTACTAAATCTTAAACTTATGGCTTCAAATTCAATAGGAAATGGTTCTACCTCTTTTGACCGCTCCACCTATAATCAATTGGTAAAAGGTGACTATGTGTATAAAGATGGTGGCAAACTGAATGGCTCTACTGATAGGACTAATCGTGCTAATTTAGCAATTGCTCGTGAAACTAATGCATATAACTATCTCCTCGCTGCAAAGCAAAACGATTGGAATGTAGAGCAATGGAATCGTGAAAACGCTTATAACACTCCGTCCGCTCAACGTCAACGCTTGCTTGATGCCGGATTAAATCCTAATCTTATGCTTGACGGAGGTGACGCCGGTAATGCCCGTGGACTTGATTCCGCTAATTATGCAAATGCACAACCTACAACTATGCAGAATCCTGCGCAAGAAAAACTCGGTATGCTCCAATCTATTCAAGGCGTCTTGCAATCTGCTAATGAAACTGCTATGCAGTACGCTAAGCAACGCTCTGAAATTGCTAATCTTGATTCTCAAACTAATGCCCAAAATATTCAAAATTCTTATCTTAGGCTTTTTCTCGATAAGAATTTGGAAAAACTTGGACATGATACTACGACATCTAAGTGGATGTCTAAAAATAGTGAGGAAACTTATGCAAAAACGTGGTTAGAAAATAACTATATGCTCACTTATGGTTTTAAACAAGGCCGTTTACAAAACAACCTTATTTCTCAGCAGATTTCCAATCTTATGACTGAACAAGCGTTCACCAATGAACGCTCCAACATCTTGCAAAAGGAGTATCAATGGTTTGATGATAAAGCATTAATGGAACTCTACGAGGCTTCCACTCGTGCTATGCTTAATGGCTCTAATGCTTACTACGCTATGCAACAAGCCTATAATGTACAGGAGCAAACTAAAGGCTTGAAAATGGATAATGATATGAAATCAAAGTTGTTTGATGACGTTTATAAGGCCACGCAAGCCGATTTGCAAAAGAATCTTGGCTACTATGGTAAGAATCCTTACGAGTTCGGCTCTATGCTTAGGCGTAACGAGTATTCTAACGCATTTTGGCAAAATATTTATAGTAGACCACGTAATAAGAATGCTTCTACTACTCCGGGCATTATGAATAGTGGTGTCTCTATGCAAAATCTTCTTAATCCTTTATTGGATATGGTTGGTTATTATTAATGTATGTAATCCTTACATCTTTGTGCGAAGCAAAGCGTCGTAACCGACGCTTCCTACTTATCTTGTCCTACTATAGGCAAAGTGACACACTTTGAAATGCACTTATAAGCATACCTAAATGTGCGTGCGCATGCGTTTACGTATGTGTACGCATTTTTAGGTATGAGCGCAATAAGTGCAAATGGTTCGCTGTCCAATAGCACGTTTACCAC